TATCTTGGCTGGAACGCAGAATTATGACGTACAAAATGCTGCCAAAGCGCGATGGCGAGCCACAGATTTACGCTCGCATTGATGACGACGGTTTGTGCCGCCTGACTTGCACGGATCAATACCCAGAATTTCAAGAGTGGTTAGCAAAAGGTAACGAACCGCTGCCGCCGGATGAGGAACAGTAATGTCCACGATCAATGCCAACAGCAGCGGGATCGTTTTTACCGGTAACACGGACGGTACGCTTGACCTTGCTACGGGCGGGACCACTCGTTTAACCGTTACGTCTGGCGGAAACCTGAATTTCGCGGGCACCGGACAACGGATCACGGGCGACTTCAGCAATGCGACGGAATCCAATCGCCTTGCATTCCAAAGCAGCACAACGAATGGCGGCACTCGCGTCAACATTTTGACTAACGGCACAGGCACAGCGTCATCTTTGGACGTTTTTGGTGTAAGTGACCCAACTAATGCGGCGGTGATGCGTGTTCGTCAATCGGGAACCGAGTCGCAACTATTAGCATCCATCACCGGCACCGGCACTTACCTCCCGATGACCTTCTACACCGGAGGCAGCGAGAGGGTCAGGATAGATACGTCGGGCGGCGTGGGCATTGCTACAGCCACCGTATCCACAAACTTCCGTCAAGAAATTGTTGGTGCTGCGGGATCAAATACCGGCCCTGCATCATCTGGCACCACACAAAGCGCAAGCGCCGTTATGCGAATCCGTCCGGGCGGCGGGTTTACTGCAACCCTTGATATTGGTCAGGGCGGCGGCACGGGATCGTGGCTGCAATCTACTGACACATCCAACCTTGCTACAACGTATCCGCTGCTTCTCAATCCGGTAGGCGGCAACGTCGGTATTGGGACGGCTTCGCCTGTCGCAAAGTTAGACATCATTTCTGGCACAGCGCGTGTTTACATCTCTAACCAGTCGGCTAGTGGATTCATCACGGCTGTAAATACGACCAACACGGCTTACGCCCCGTTAGCGATTAACGGGTCGGAGTTGGTGCTAAAGACTGGCGACGCTGCGAGAGCCACCATTGACTCCTCCGGCAACGTCGGGATCGGCGGTACGGCGGGGGCGGATACACGAGTGCAAGTTCTCGGAACTGCGCCGTCATCTGGTGGGCAGAGCAGAGGGTATTTAACCACTCAAACCATTCCGTCTAGCACCACGACAAACTTTATCGGCTTTGGCTCTGTACCAGCAACACAAGCGGCGTCGTTTACTTGCTCGCAAATTTATCATTACTACGCTGCACAAGGTTCGCTTGGCGCAGGCTCGGCGGTAACAACGCAGTACGGTTACTTTGCTGACTCCACACTCACCGGAGCCACCAACAACTACGGCTTCTACAGCAACATCGCCTCTGGCTCTAACCGCTGGAACTTCTATGCAGCGGGGACGGCGCGGAACTACTTTGCTGGAGAAACATTAATCGGCACGACTGGATTGCCCGTAGCAAACGGAACATTAAGCATTTCGTCTAGCGGCAATGCGGCGCGGTTATACGGAACTACAACAGGAACCGCTGCGTTTTGTATTGATAAATCAGCAAATGATTCCACTACAGGACAAGTATTTGCGATTTTTACCATTAACGCTCAAGGAACTGGCTCCGGTCAAATTAACGCAAACGGCGCTTCACAAGCAGCATTTGGTACTTTTTCGGATCGTCGCTTAAAAGAAAACATTGTTGACTTGCCGCCGCAGTTGGCAAACATTTGCGCGTTGCGTCCTGTGGAGTTTGATTACAAGGCTGGCGGGCATCAAATTGGTTTTGTTGCTCAAGAAATGCAAGAGATTTACGGTGACGCTGTTGGCGAAAGCCGCGACGGTATGTTGACTGTCACCGGCTGGAGCAAAACCGAAGCGCGGCTTGTAAAAGCAATTCAAGAACTGACAGCGCGTGTCGCTGAACTGGAGGCTAAATAAATGGCTACTTGGAAAATTGAAAGCATGATCGTCAAGCCGCAAGACGGCTCGCACACCGACGTTGTGGTAACTGCGGCGTGGCGTTGCAGCGACAGCAGCGGTGAGTTTACCGCCAGCAACTACGGCAGCATGGGCTTTGCCTCACCGAGCGGTGACTTTGTTGCGTATCCCGACCTGACCGAAGCCGATGTGTTGGGCTGGGTGTGGGCGAACGGCGTGGACAAGGCCGAGGTAGAGGCGAACGTAGCGCGTGAGTTGGATATGCTCGTCAACCCGCCGACCGTCGCCAAGCCGCTACCGTGGAGCGCAGAATGATTAAGTTGGAACTATCCGTTGAGGAAGTAAACGCCATCCTGCAAGTGCTGGGGCAACTCCCAACGAGCAGCGGTGCATGGCCGTTGCTGGTAAAGGTTAAAGAACAAGCCGAGCCGCAGGTGCCAAAGGTAGAGGAAACGAAGCAATGACGACGGTGCAAGAGTTAGAGACGACCGTGACGAGTCACATTGACGTTTGCACGGTGCGTTACGAGGCGATCCATGCGCGACTGAAGCGCCTTGAGCAGCTCATGTTAAAGGTTGGCGGCGCGATTATCCTGATTCTGCTTGGCGCACTTGGCAGCATGGGAATGTTGCTTCTTGAGGCTGTTCAAAAATGACCGAACCCACCGACATCCAACTGCTCAAGGTGCAGATACAGGCCGAATTGCAGCGCCTAGAGGCTCACAGCAGCGCAAAGGATGTCGCTGGCAAGGCTATCGGCAAGGACGGCTTAAAATACATCACAGCGATCGTGGTGATCGGTGTGTTGTCTAGCCTCGCGCTAGATAGCGACAAGATCGCCGCTGTGATGGGGTTACTTGGTGCCTCGCTGACGGCTCTCATCTCCATGCTCGCCAGCATCGCAGGCACGGTGGAGAAGGAAGAAAAGCCCGAGTTTGAGGTCATCAAGGAACTGATTGCCAAACTAGACCGGCTGGATCGCAAAGAGCAGCCCATGCGGGTTGACGTTGAGGGCGATCATGTGACCGTCACCAAGGGTGATGACGTAGTGAGGGCAAGCAAATGATGACGATGGTTAGCACGTTCTTGTCATTCCTTGCGGGCGGCCTACCCAAGATTCTGCAAATTTTTCAAGACCGCCAAGACAAGAAGCATGAGCTTGCCCTGGTTGCCGCGCAGAAGGAGCGTGAACTAGCCCTCGCAGAACGTGGCTTTATCGCCCAGGCACGGGTTGAGGAGATTAAGCTCGAGCAGATCCAGACGCAGACCGCTGCCGAGGAACGCCAGGCGCTGTATAGCCACGACGTTGAGATTGGCAAAGGCGCATCCCAATGGATGATCAACCTCCGCGCCTCGGTGCGTCCGGTTGTGACCTACATCTTTGTGCTGGAACTGGTTGCCCTCAACATCGCAGGCGTCTGGTATGCCTACACCACCGGCATCCCGTTTGCGATCGCTATGGAAAACGTATTCAGCGATGACGAGATGCTGATTTTGTCGTCCATCATTGCTTTCTGGTTCGGTACGCAGGCTTTCGGTAAAAAGTGAAGGTCAGCCCTGCCGCGATCCGCATGATCAAACACCATGAGGGCGTCAGAACGCGCCCCTACAGGTGTCCTGCGTTACTTTGGACGATTGCGGTGGGCCATGTCATAGACCCCAACCACGCCAAGGTGCCGTTTGAGGAACGACGGAATTTACCGATACCCGAAGGCTGGGATCGCAGCCTCACGATGGACGAGGTGGACGCTATCCTTGCTCAAGACCTTGCGCGGTTTGAGCGCGGCGTGGCCCGACTTTGCTCTTCTGCTGTTAGTCATCAAGGCCGGTTCGACAGCCTCGTTTCCTTCTCTTTCAACGTGGGCCTGGGGAATCTTCAAAGGTCTGGGCTTCGCATGAAGCACAACCGTGGCGAGTTTGAAGAAGCCGCCGACGAGTTTATGAAGTGGACAAAGGCAGGCGGGCGGGTGTTGCCTGGCTTGGTCAAGCGACGCCACGATGAGCGCGCGCTGTATATGGCTGACGGGCTAGGACTCGAACCTAGATAACAGGGATCAAAACCCTGTGTCCTGCCATTAGACGACCCGTCACCCGTTATTTGAGGGTCAGGATCTCCCACTCCTCGAGCAGCCATTTAGCCTCTCTGTGGAGGCCGTGACGCTGAAGCTGGGCCACGACAAACCAGATGTCGATGGGCTGCCCATAACCCCAGGGCGCGGCTTTTAGCTCCAGCTCAAATGCCTCATCTTCGTCGTTCACCATATATCTCGCCCTCCGCGTGAGCAGCGCCAGTTTGGATATGGCACAGAGCGCCATTCACGGTCACGGTTAGCCTTGAGTTTACGCCATAGGTCAATAAGCCATCTCATGGCAAAGCCTCCACGCTGTAGTTGCTCGAGGGTGACTTCCAGCCTCGAGGGACTTCCCCTCGAATATGCGACGGATCTACCCACAACAGGCGATTGTTCGGGTATGCGATCCATTGGCCAGAATCTAACGCGATGATGTGATGATCTTTGCTCTGGTCGGGGATCTCTGACCATCCACCGTTGGCCCAGAACACCGAAAACTGGTACACGCCAGGACGCTGGACGCCATCACGCCCGATCGCCTTCACGCGGTGGTTACGCAGGAACTGCATCTCGCGCACTTCGCAGAACCGGCTAAAGCTGTCCCACCACACGCAGATGTCGAGCGGCAACGGGTCGCAGGGCTTGGAGCAGATCGCGTGTATCGGCATCCTGGCCCACATAGCGCCACACTCGAGCATGACGCTAAACATGGGTACGCGCATTGGCTCCGCTCTGAAGCCCAGGACGGTGGCCAGCGTGAAGTCGCCGTGGCCCTGCTCCTGGTCATATAGGAACTCGTTTCTTATGTAAGCCGTGGTGTACGGCGTATCTACCATGAAGCTCATACGCCCCTCGCACGGATGGCGGTCGCTACACCGCTTGGGCAGGTATCACAGCGCGGTTCGTAGGCTTCAGCGACTTTGGCACACGCTTCTCGCTCAATTTTTATTGCCATGTTCACAATTATTTCTAAATGCGGCGTGGATAACGTCCACGCTGCAAAGCCAGGATCGTGTTTTAACGCTTCTCGCGCCAGTCGGATGATGTCGTCGCGGGTCATGGCTTCTTCTCCGTCACTTCGCACACGCCAATCTCAACCATTTTGTCAAAGCAACATTCCATGCAGAACCGCCGCATGGTTCCGGTATCAGCACGGCTAAATGTAATAGTGCTAACAACGGTTCCGTGCGTAGGGCAGTCATACTCGGGCTGTTTGATAACTAATCCGTCAATTGGCATTGTGATGTCGTCGCGGGTCATATCAATCCCTCTTTGCGTAGTTGTGCAATGGTTCGCACCATGCCCTCAAGGTGAGCAAGGCGCACGTTAAACGGATCGCGGTCGGTATGTGAGCGCCGGTCTACGGCGTCATGGCAAGCGGAACACGCCCAGGCGCCTAAAGCATCGTCAGCCTTCAATCCCATGCCGCTAACCCCTGATAATCTTATGTGGGCCAGCACTACCGTTTCGGAATTGTGGTTGCATATGCCCTCGAGGCGCACCATGCAAGCTCGACCTCTGGCTTGTTTGCGTAACGTCATAACAGCTCCGTTGCGTAGTTATGCCAGCTGGCTACCAATTCCGGCCAGTTGGCGAAATCTTGATTAAGTTGTCGGTTCTCAATCTCAAACGTATCGGCTTTTAGCTTGAACGACGAGCCATCGCTACGCTCTCGAACCGTGTCTTTGTGGTACACCGTAGCGCGGTATAGGAACGATTCCTTGGTGATCCATCCGCAGAACGTCAGCTCGCTGTTAGTTTTGTTGAAGCTCAAAAACAGGTACGCATCACAGTTGAATTTGATCTGTGATCGCAACAGGTTGTTGACGTAACTCGGCTTTGGCTCGCTAGTGCGGCCCATCGTCTTAACGTCAAACCGCATCCCAAAAGCCTCAAAGTCCACGCCACCATCAAACCCGGTGTCATGTTCCATCAAGGGTTTGCACAGCGCCAGGTTGACCATGTTTTGGCCGATCACCCCAACGAGCTGTTGTTCTGCGTTGCCATCGCTCCCATCGTTGCGGTGTCCCATCTTAATTTTCTTGGTAAACCGCCAGCTTTCATCAATAACGAATCGCGGCACGATGATGGAGAAGGGCATTGTTAATTCTCAACGTGAATCGGCTCGGGTAACGGGCCAATTCCCATCTCAATGCACTTGTTCTCAATGCCGTACAGGTACTCGG